GCTTCTGGTCATCCTTTTCATAGTCAGACTGCGTAATGTAGTTAGTTAGCTGCTCATCCATCTTGCTCCACGCCGGATAGCGCTTTTCCATCTCGGTCCGAGCCAGCTGAGCGCGGGCCAGGACCTCCCGCTTTATAAGCTCATGTGCTTCATCACCAGGGCGCATCTTTATCCCTCTCGGATACCGGTAGCGAAATCGCCTGGTAATAGTCTTGAGCTTCCCAGCGCCTGGGTTGTGAGGAATCCCACCGCTGTCATGAGCTCTAGGCATTAATATCTGAGGCATAGCGTTTCCCCGTAGATACGCAAGAATATTGCGGATCTCAAATGAATGTGCCCAACAAGGGCTCTAGTTCATCCTCATCGTACTCGATCTCTTCGTACTCTTTCTCGATATCTTCAGGTGTCTCGGCATCATCGATAGGGCCTAAGAACCGCTTGCCATCCTCAAGAGCGAAGATAATGCTGCTAACAGCGTCGATCTCATCCCAGCTCTCCGGCCGAGGCCACTGCATTAGACACTTCTCTAGCTTCCCGCAGACAGCCTCGTTATGATAGATCTTCTTATTACGATAAAGCGGGATGAGGCCACCGGAGCGCCTAGGCCCTCTCTTAGCTTCTCGAGGCTTAACCTCGACGATGTGGTAGTGGCTCTTGCGCCGAATCATCTCATTCCGAATGGGCCACATGAGGTATTCGTTAAGCCCTGTGACTTCCGGAGCCAGGACCATAGCGTTGTAACGCTCAGCCAAGTCGAACATCTCATTGATGTGTGAATGAGGGTCGAACTTATCTGAGACAATGTCTCGAATGTAGAGCTCTTCCGTGCGCCTATTTACAGTTATAACGGCCAGCGCAGTGTTGCAGCTTCCCTCCTCCATCGTCTTAGCAGGGTCACTGAGAACAACGGTCTCAAGCTCCGCCGGCCGATACTCAGCCCAGAAGTCCGGGCTCTCCTTATACGGCTGGAAGTATTCCTCTTTGAAGCCCTGGTCCTCAAGAGCGATAGGAATGTTCCTGTGCTCCATGTAGAAGAGGCGGAGGAGACCAGACTGCCGATACTCATTGGCCAGGGCGGCAACCTGTTCATCCGACATATACTCAGGCCAGTTGCTCTTGTAAGCGTCATCGCAGAGCTCAAAGCGCACCGAATACCAGCTGGGATCCTGCAGCAAGTTGTTCAGCAAGCTATCTTCGTGCAGGATGGTCCCTATGACAATGATGCGCCAGTTATGCGAGCCGCGATCCACTGAGTTCACTAGCGCAGAGAAGAACCACTTGGCCAGCTTCTTCCGCTGGTCAGAGCTCTCTACTGCCTCGTCATCTTCCAAGTCATCCACAATAAAAAGGTCAGGGCGCTGAGAGCGATACTTACGCCCACGAATCTGCTGCTGAGCCCCGCGCGGCCGGACCTTAACACCATTGCTAGTAACCCACTCTTTCTGGCCGAAGGGATCCTTGCGCTCCTGCGCCTTGAGATCTCCAAAGAGCGTGCGGATGAGAGGATTAGTCACCAACTCATCCTTAAGATCATCAGCCTGCTCCACCGCTGCGTCTGCTGTAGCGCTAACAGGAATAATGTGCCTGCTATCCTGAAATAGAATGCGCTTAGCTGGAAACGCTAAGTTAAAGAGGCTCGTCTTTCCGAAGCCTCGTGGAGCGGCAATAGCAACCTTCTGGAGACTGTCATCGTCTAGTATATTACAGAGCCCCAAATGCAGCTTACTCCACGGCCTGTGGAAGACCTCAGGGAAGAAGGCCTTAGCGAAGAACGCCGTGTCAGCGTGGCAAGTAGCTAGATACTCATAAAGCTCTCTTACATTCCCAAGCCCTAGGGCATCTAACACAGGACCAGCTGTCTCTTCGTTGAAGTTCACTTAGCGTCCTCCACAATCTCGAAGTGACCTGGATCAAACGGATCTTCCCAGAACCCGCCCCAACGAAGTGTAACGTGTATCTCCTCCGCCGCAGCGAATATCTTACCAGCCAAGATGTTAAATCCTCGGATATCCTCCCAGTCAATAGGATAAGGAGCCACATCAAAAGCCAAGCTGGGGAAGATATTATGCTTACCATTAGGCCAGCGAACAGAGCTCGCCCCGTTAGCAAAGGCCGCGTCTTGCTCTTCCTGAGGTCTAAATCCCCGCAGAACAGTAAAGTCCACATGCTGAATCGCCTTGTTAGCAATAGTCACAAGTCGATTATCACAAGTGTATAGGGACTTAAGGGATCTGCGACCGAACTTATACATTATGTCGAGGCTCCTTCCGCGTCCCAATCCACTCCGTCTGTGATCGCTCCATTTAAGATGTTAATGATACGATCAGTTACTGTGTCCTCGGTGCACTCGTCCAGAGCCACGGAGGAGCCTTTCTTAGGCGGACCAGCACCGTCGAATAGCTTGTTAAGGGTAATTTCTCTCTCCGCCTGTGACACGCCCTGATTCTTGAGCTGCGTGTCGAGAGACTCCCCACGAGCGTTTAGGTTAATGAGCTCCTGAACCATGACCAAGACACGCTGGAGCTTATCCCTTCGAGTAGCAAAAGACTCAGCCATTCTTCAGTCTCCTCTTCTCCGTGGCATCAAAGCCAACAATCCGACGACGCTCATCGAGAAGCCTAGTAGTTGCCACTCGAAACTCACCAGCGTTAAGGGTCTCGATCAACACAGTGTCCTCATCACCCAGAGCTCCCTCAATAACCACCTGATCATCGTCGTTATAGCCGATTATCTGGATCTGATCTCCAGACAAGTCTATGTCAGTAAAGTCGACTTCCAGAAGAATACTATCGCCAGGTTCCAGAAGCGCTTTGTCTCCGGTCTCCAGCAGCAAGACTGACATTAGGTATCCCCGATCCTATGGACAACTAGCTGCCCTTGGAGAATAGATATAGTCTTACTAGCCCCATCCGGCTCAACGCGAAGGTCTATATCAGCCGGCACCGAAGTAATATCTAAGATTCCCATAGCCGCCATTGAGCCTGTGTCCGTCCCAGTGCCTACAAAGCGCTGCGCCTCACACCAATCTTGATGGACGCCACCAAGGAAGATAGTGATTTCCCAAATGACATTGTTGGAGCTCTGGAGAGATAGCTGCCAAGAGACTATGTATATACCTGTCTCACTAATTGTAATCTTGTCGTTAGCTACATCAGGCGTCACATTAGCACTACTAATCCCGACATTTGTCCACTGAGTCAGCTTCGTATAAGCACCATTACTGGCAACATTAGATCCCACTCCATCGTGGATATATAGCTGACCATACTGCAAGTTACCTATCGAAGCCGCGTTCGCAGCTATGGCCGCAGCGTTAGTAGCTATATCCCCTGCATTAGTAAGAATGTCCGCCTCAGCAGTTGCTATATCCGCAGCGTTAGCAGCTATATCAGCTGCATTCTGCGTGATATCTGCCTCCAGCGTGGCCTTACTTATATCCGTCTCGATCTGCGTTATAAGATTGGACCAGGCGATCTTCTGATTAGTAGGCGACCCGCTAGGATCATCGACCTTATGCAACAGGTCGTCACTGCTCATAACAGTCGCTACAGGTAGATCTGTTATCTTAAGGTCAGCCATTAGCGGGTAACTCCCTTCGACAGGATCACAGGACCTTCGATGAGCCTGTGAGTGTCTACCGTCTCAATAACGTGAAGATCATAGACGGCCTGCGTGAAAGTAAGTGCAGCTGTCACGGCCCGGAGGATACGGAAGCTCAACGTCCCTGCAGCCCCGCCTTCAGTTATGATAATATCGCCACTAGGTGTATTCGTCAAACCTACGTAAGAGCCAGTAATGAGAACTGTCGAGCTATCCTTAGTCGGCCTTACATCAATCTCAAAATCGATGTTAGTAAGGTCAATAGCCGCACCAGCTTTATTAGTCCACAGAAAGGTAGGTGACTGGTAAACAGCTCCCTGCTCAATAACGATCTCGTAGTAAGCCGCCCTCATTTGGACTCCTCCGCTTCACGATGGTGCTCGAGCTCCCTAGCTATAAAGCGCAGAGTAGTTTGAGCCTCACTCGAGTTAGCCTTTAAGGCCTCCAAGTCATCCTGCATCCTGGTCAGCCTATCCTGGAGGGTCGTGTGGAACTCTTCAAATCTAGCCTTAGACAGCGCCTGGTCGTGGAGGGTCTTTTCATGAGCGCCAACTGCCTGCGCGATATGAAGCTCCAGATTTGCGTCCGTAGAGCTTATATAAGCGAAAAATGCCCACGTCCCGGCTATGGCGGCTAAAACCAAAGTCACCACTACCGACAGACTTATCTTCATCCCGTTGCTTAGTCCCTTCCGTGGCAGATCTTCAGGCATCGCAAACCTCCAATGAGGTCGCCACCCGACACTACCCGGCCCTGTTTATGAGGGAGTCTGCAGAAAACCCAGCGGTGAAGGCTGACGCAAAGGCCACGCCTATATCACCACTAGGAACCTGCAGCGCGTGAGCAGCTGTGACTGCTCCTACAGCCGCAACCACTGTGTTAACCGGACGCTTAACGACCCAGCGCTGGAAGGCCGAAAGCTCCGACTTGCCTTCCTGCGAGCGCTTCTTTACGATATGGCAGATCTGGCCCAGTACAGCTGTGATTGTGACTAGCAGATCAAATTCCATCTTATTCCTCCAGTATGCGTTCGAGGAGACTGCGGTTGCCCTTCTCCTTGCCGACCTTCCCAAAGTCATCATCGATAGGCTTAGGCCGGACAGGCACGAGCGGTCCAGGGTTCCGCCTGTCTACATGCTTCACGATGAACCTATCACGAGACAGCAGATTGTTACGCCAAGCTATCTCCTGCAGAATCTCGAAAGCTCTGGCCCGCGCTATGTAAGTGCGCTTATGTGTCTTCTTGTTATCGCTCTGGACGACGTAAGGCCGGCTAGCGCTAACTTCAAGATCCACCGGCACAATCTCTGTATTCGGTGTGACCGCAGCGATGTTACCTGCCCCATCTATACCGTAGAGCTCAAACGCGCCCGCTCCGATCTTCTCGCCCCATAGCTGTGCTCGAGTGCTGATAGTTGATGGCGATTCACCGGAAGACCATGCAGCTATGTCGTGAAACGTAGTGCGGTCAGGAAAGTGCGAGCTTACGCGCCCTGCAGTCCGACCATTGCCAGGAGTGCCGTAACGCGCCGACCAGATATCAGCTGTGCCATTGGTGCTCTTTAAAGGGTCGCCCCAGCCTGTCACGATCTCACCGCGCCAGATGGTGGCGGACATAGCAGCCTTAGCGATAACAGTCACTGGATTTCCTACGACGGAGTCATTATAAGCCCAACCGTCGAACATCTTAATAGATCCAGTGCTAGTGCCTTGGTCGCCAACACCCCAGAATAGTCGCCCGTTATGAGGCAGCAAGAAAAGGCCGCTATCGTAAGTAGAGGTAAGAGTTTTAGGAGTCGCCCAGCCTACGCCGCTATCATCGTAGAAGTAGACGGACGCCCCAGAGGCAACACCCTCAGTAGTGACCCACAAATTCCCGTTATAGCTAGCCATCGCGCTGATGCGATTGCCAGGAGCGGGAGAGCCTAGCTGCTGCCACGTATCACCGTTGTCAGCTGAGAATATAATGTCTGAGCCAAAGGTAGTCGTGTAGAGCGAGGCAAATATCATATCATCGTGGATGCACATAGAGTTGCCAGCTTCGCGGATGGTCGCAGCTCCGGTGTAGACAGCTGAGAAGGTTATGCCGTCGTCGGAGCGGAATATCTGCGCGCTGCCAGCGGTCGTCCCTGTGCCTGCATAGAAGTAGATATAGTGAGTCTCGAACGATAAGACAGCCTGCGCGAGATCACTGTCTACCTCAACCCACGAGTCCTCGTAGCGATTATAGCGAAGAATGTCTCCATCAGTGCCAGCATAGCCTGTGCCGACGTAGAGGAAGTCATTCATCTGCTTAATGGCATAAGGCTCGCGGCTGCCCGTTAGCTCGTAGAAAGACGATGCTGTTGTGCCGTTCCAGACACCTACATACCCGAAAGTCCCGCGCGTGTCAGCGAAGTAGACGGAGTCACCGTAGACGTCCATAGCGAGGATCGCCTTACAGTTTCCACACCCACTGTTGTCGTAGACCTGAGTCCAAGGGATATCAGGAAGCGTGACGGGACCAGTGATGACTGGGCCGGTAAGAGTGTCATTAGCAGCCGCCGCAGCGTGTAAATGGAGCGAGGTCTCAGTTACGCCATCCGTCAGCTCATTTAAATTAGTAGCTGTCACATTGGCACTGACATCTACGAGATCCTCCACCGCCATGCTTAGCGAGGTGTCAGCTTTCCACGCAGCACGGACGCTATCGACCGCCCCACCTCCACCAGTTACCGGAGGAACTCGCCAGCCTCCACCATCGAACTGAGCGACAGCCCCACTAGGCGCCATCGGATTCGTAGGCCATAGGGAGATGACAGCTACAGCGAGAAGCGCACCTGTGATTAATGCTAGCTTAGACCTCATATCGCCCTCCTACCAGTTAAGCGCAGCGCGGATAGTGTCTATAGTCACGCTGGTCACTGTAGGTGCGGTGGACCAGACGACGCTAACGATATCGCTCGTCGGGATGTTCAGTTGCCAGATGTAATGGCCTGTGTCTGAGATAGTCAGGCTATCACATATGGCCAGCAAGCTAGCACCTCCGCCCAACCTCGCCCCGCACCACGCGTGAGCTTCTATACTCCCAGTTCCCATAGTGCCGTTGACTGCGAACATCAGTGAAGTCCACTTAGCCGGCCTGAACGCCACTAAGGTATCTATAGGCGCACTGGCAGTGGACAGGTTCAGGCTGAGATCATCGCTGTCCTCACTATCCGAGAGCGCTACAGTTCGGACCTTGGTCTGCTCCAGCGATCCCTGCGCCCAGAGGCCTGAGGTCAGCGCCACGAGAGCTAACAACGCGAAAAGACGCTTCATGCTATTCCTCCTCTACGACAGTGGCGTCGGCCTCTACAGGTCGGCGGCCGTTCGACATCTCTTTGATCTTATTGATATCTTCGAGCCCTAAGTGTGCATGAGCCATACTGCCTTTCACACGCGCGATAGGACTGTGCCCCGCTCGGCTCAGGAGATCCTGCGCGACCTGCACCCGCACTTTGACGTCACTAGTCAGCTCACCGTCACGAACTTGGCGGAGCACGTCAAGGCTCTTAATAGCCTCTTTACCTAGGACCCCTTCGACGCTCGTTACAGCTGAATCAGCGCCTTCGCGGAGGATCTCCAGCTTCGCTTGGAAGACTTCTGAGTTCCGCACGTCCGAAACGTTCTGCGGAGTGCAGCCCAGCTGCTCAGCGATCTCCTTATTCGAGAAACCCAGTAGGACCAGCCTGGCCATCTGGTGGTGCCGCTCGAAGAGATGCTGCAGCTGGTATTTCCGCTTGGAGGGATGTTTCGGAATACGAGCCATTAAATTTCTCCCAGATACGTTAGAATATTGCGGATCTTAGCGAAGCGCCTCTACAATAGCGGACGGTAGAGGCAACTTCCCGCGCACGTTCACGGAGTCCTTCGCTACCAGTATAGATCCCTTTCCTCGTGCAGGAGCGAAGGCCAGCCGCTTGGTAATAGGGCGAGGAAGTGTGCCGTCCTTCTCCTGCCGCCAGCAGTGCTCATGGACGCCTAGTTGCCTGCTGCATCGCCCGCGCTCGAGGGAGATCACAGTGACCTCCTCAAACTCCTCTAGGGCGAGAGCCAGAAACTCAAAGCATCCCTTAGTCGGCTGGCCATTGTTGAGGATGACTTGCTCCTCGATTGCCAGTTTCTCAGGCATGTTAGCTCTCCGTGTTAAGCTGAGACGAGTCAACGGGTGACAGAGTCGTCCATTCTCCTCTATAATATACAAGAAAGAGGGTGAGTTGTCAAGGATAAAATTGACTCGTTTGTGGCCAGCTCGGCCGCCGCACTCACCATAGATACGCAATATTCTTGCATATCTTAGCCCGAGCGCCGAGCGCGCCGCCCAGCAAGCACCCGACGAGTCAAATGTCACCGAGCAAACCAGCTTAGACGAGCAACTGGTGGGATAACGTATAGTCTGTAAACGCATCTCCCCTAGCTACCCCCTTGCGCTCATAGGTGCGCTAGTGACTAAGATGTGCATTTTAGTGGCGCTTGGTGCCAAGTGATAGTAAGAAGATCGCGAGTGCGCGCACACTTCCACTAGTATATAAGGGCGAAAATTATTTTCACGTCTAGCGAAAAAAGTACTTGACATTGGGGAAAAACCAGTTAGATTTATTGGCGTAGTTAATGTTGTTTTGATCTTTTAAAATTGAATATTGAGTGCTAGCGCCCATGAAAGGATTATATCATGGACGCAACTAACGCACAGCCGCACCCTGTTTGGACGTTCAACTCGACCAGTGGCGGTATCAGCTCGCGCACCTCGATTGTTATGACTATTGATATTAGTTATGACGAGCTGCTCGAACAGGCCAAGGGCGAATTGAAACGTAAGGTTCATGCCGTCCTCCGCCGGACCAGTGACACTCAGATTCGCGAGTGGGACAATGCCGGTAGGTGGGAATTGAAGGCTAGTGACCTCGTTTCGCCAGTACGGACGCTGACCACTGACCGCGCTATGAAGAAACTCGAGGACGAGGCGCCGTCAATGGATAAGGACGACCTGGTCGCATTCGGAAAGCGCCTTCTCGAACTCGCCAAGGCACAGGAGGCGAAGGATGCAGAGGAACAGGCGTAAATATATCACGTGGACTAGGCGCGAATATCGCCTATTACGCGAGCGCATCAACGCACAACTAGCGCACCTGCCAGTCGTAGACCGCGCTAGAATCATCGACCGACTCATGAAACGCATGAGCAAATAACTAACACAGGGCGCTAGCACTCAAACTAACCGGGTCAGGCTCGCATAGCTGGCCCGGTTTTCTTTTGCTCTTTTCAGCGATGTAGCTACGCGTAAGCTTGCGCTCGTATGTGCCTCCGCCCCTCGTGTGCTTGTGCCTCCGCTTGCCTGCAGCTCACGCTTGTATGTGCCTGTGCCTGCGAGTTAACACACGTTGTCCACTGCTATCTCACGCAGGCGCACGCGTGTGCTGGCGCTAAGAGGCCCAGCTGAGCTCATTCGAGTGCTATAATGACGAGTCAATGTAGCACTGTAGCGCCGTAGGTCCACCCGTATGTCCATTCCCACGCTCGTGATACATCAGCTGGGACTATCCCTCTAAGATACGCAAGAATATTGCACATCTGATGGCTAATAGATTCAGATAGGTTACTATATATCTCCTTAAAAAAAATATATAAAAACAGGTAGGAGCATAACCTAACTGCTCTCACTCACACTCGTTCGGCTATGGGGAGGATACGGGTGTGCCTACGACGCTACAGCGCTACGTTGGATGGCCGCTAGCGCGCTTAGCTAGCCAGCCCGCCCGCTCGGCCACGTCGCTAGCAAATTGGTTGCCATAGCTAGCAAATTAGTCCTTGACAACTGAGCAATTTTGCCGTATATTTATCATTACATAGTAACGCGCGCGCACGCGAGGCGCAACTCACCGCAGTAGAGCTTCGGGAAGGGAGCTAAACTCACCATGAATGCAGATGAAGCGCAGGCAGTCAGGCAAGTCCTCGCCATCGCAGCTGAGGCAGGCCTCATCAAGCGCACGACGGTGGAGGAAGTGGCAGCTAACACCCACGTCTTCACTCGCAAGAACCGACTCGTGCTTAAGGTCCAGCAGCTCGAGAAGCGCTGCATTGCGAGCGAGAAGGCTATCGGAGAGCTAGCAGGCCTGCTCAAGCAGTTCGGCCTGCTGCAGAGCATGGTCGGGCGGCTAGCGCAGGACCAGGAGAGCCTGCGAGAGCAGCTCCTCCGTGACCTCGGCATGGCGCTAGCAGAGGCAGAGCAGATCGAGACTGACCCAGTTCGAGTGCCGGAGCAAGAGGAGCTGAAGGTTCGACTCTCAGACGCACGTCGCGCTGATAAGGAGAGGAGCTAACATGAAACTAACAACAGAGCAGCGCACTTTGCTGCTATCAGTGCTAGGCTACCACGAGCGCCGCGCTAGGCAGATGTCCGAGCGCAAGCAGAACTCAAGCGCAGTCCGGAGGCGCTGGAAGAGTCAGATAAGCATCACACAGGACATCCTTGAGAAGCTCAGGGAGCAGCAGCTTGCCGTCGTGGCTGTTAGGGAGATTGAGGCAGAGCTCAGCACCCTCGAGGACGTGATGAATAAGCATAGCTGCTACGACCACTTCGAGGATCTGATGGATGAGCTAGAAGCACGCATATCCACATTGCAGCTGGAGGAAGATGATGACTAAAGCCACACTCCGCATTAAGCACAGCGCTGGCCAGCTCGACATCGATGACGCTCGTGCTGAGCTCATCCGAGACATGACGCCAGGTCATTATGAGCTACAGCTCGAGACGCCACTCTACCAGATCGCACTCGAGCTCACGCGCGAAGATCTGGAGGAGCTCCTCACGCCCTTATTCGACGACATTACTCCCATGTAGCGCCAGGAAGCGAAGCGCTCCTGGACGAACGAAAGCTCACAATAACTAAGCGAGGTAACAATGAGTGCTGCAGGTCGTATCCTTAATGCGTTAGCGGAGCTGGACGACACCATTCACCAGCAGTCGCAGCAGAGCACCTTTAAGCCCTTGATGGATAAGCTTTACAGCGCTGTCGTTGAGATGGAGGACATTAGCGCTCGTGCAGCTACTTACAAGCCCACACGTGAGCGCGTGACGCAGATCCCCTGGAGCTACATGGACGAGAAGTTCGTTATCCATGCTGAGTATATCGGTGACGAGGCCGTCTGCCGCTTCCTGCTAGTGCTGCCAGGCCAGGTCTTCGTGCTTCGCCAGGGCAGGCCGGCGGACACTAGCCAGTGGTTCATGCGAGCTTGGGAGGAGATCGCACTGGAGAATGAGCTGCCCCGCGCTCGTGCAGCAGATGCCCAGCGCCGCTTGTGGACCGAGTGGCAGGCCTTGATCGGATAGCGTCATGCCGCTAATAGGGACAATGATGAAGGTAACTGGCCTCCCTAACATCCGACATGTGGAGCAAGGAGGCATAATGACCACTTATAAGCGCAATGGCGATGGCTCATGGGAGCTGATTGCTGCTAAGTCTAACTGCGTTGGGCGCAGTAATCTAGTGCTAGAAGCCAAAAGAACTTACTACGCCCACGGCTATCGGCGCGCTGAGGTCCATGCCTCATGGAAGCGCCGCTACGATAAGACATCAGAGTTCCTCTTCATCAAGCCTGCTACTGCGCGCATTGACGAGTACATAGAAGACAAAAGGGAAGCTGAGAATGCTAGGGATCAGGATAACTCGTGAGCGCTTCATTGAGCTAATGGCCGAGCGCACGTCGGTCTTTGAGCTCGAGCAAGCGCCAGTCCAGACTTACATAATGACCCTTCGAGATGGGAGCAACGTGCTCGCAGTTGGCACTAACGCCTTGGATGCCCACTACATCCTTCACACGCGCGAAGCAATAGTGGAAGCGCAAAGAGCAGATGTGCAAGAATCTTGCGTATCTTAGCCAACCTAACGGGAGCTAACAATGGCTAAAGCCCTCGAGTTCTACTCCCGACCGTATGAAGTTATAGCTCGCTTAGCGAGAGAAAGGCAGGGAATGCCTAAGTGGGCCACAACCAAGCAAGGCTTCTTTTACCAGCTATTCTTAGAGGAGAGACAGATGGCTGAGTTTCCCGGCGAGCGCACGCTCGTCATTCAAGAGCCACGCTGGAAAATGCTCCAGCGAGCTCTCAACAAGCACTTCCAGGTCCTCGCGGACGAGTGGAACAAAGCTATCGCTGTTAGCGACCTGGCGAAGCTCATGAAGGTCAACGCAGAGCTGCAGGAGCTCTTTACTGTCATGGAAGAGCTAGAAATGCTCGACCTATAACTAACCAATGGGAGGGCGAAGTCTGCCCTCCCACATAAGGAGACTACAATGCTAGTCCTTTCTATCTCAGTGCGCGTTAGCAGGCCTACTCACCGCGACGGCAATAAGCAGCGGGCACTCAGCTTCCTGATCGACGAACGGGAGCTCGAGGGCATAGGTGAGTTCACGCGGCAGGTCCTAGAAGTCGTAAGCAATCGCTCGCACGTCAGTGCCGCCAGTGTCTCCATCAAGCAAGCTCTCCCGCCGCCTGTCATGTCGCTCAGCGACTGTGGCTGCGACTTCCTCGACCGCTTGGACCATTGGGAGGCGGAGGCTGCCGAGGCGCTAAGGGAGTTCCGAGGTGACTGACTCAACCCACACATTCAGCTCATATCGCTGGCTCGTCATTAGTATAATAGCGGGCAAGGTCACTCATAAGCGATATGCCACGAAGCTCCGGGCTGCTGCTAAAATGGCAAAGGTCGTAGCGCAGTCCGGCACAGCGCTGCTTTACGAAATCAAGCTCATCGACGCCACTAATGAGCAGTATGGTGACTTAACATTCCATAGGCTAAGGAAAGGAAAACCTAATGGCTAGCAAAGCTCAGCTCTGGGCACGTAAGCGTAACATGTTCAAAGGCCGTATTGCCTCAATGGTAGGGCTCACAGACCACCTGCTAAGCAACGGAGATGTCCTGACATCTGTTGAAACTGTGGCACTGCGAGTGGCCAGCGCTACGCTCAAGGACATTATCCGTCACTGGGAGAAGGGACACGAAAGCTCCAAGGAGCGTTTCATTAGGAGGCACAAATGACTCGGCAACCTAATCACATCGAGCTCGGAGATGCAATCGACAGAGTTGTAGAGCACCTGAACGACCTAGATGACGAGGCGGAGCGCGCTCGTTTCTTCTTCCGCTTAGCTAGCGCTGTCCTACCATCGCGCTACGAAGTAGTGGAGAGCTCCGAGCATCTCCGCGTTGTGAGGCTACTAGTTCACGAGGGACCAAGAAAGCATGTGCTAACCACACTAGCAAACAGCTTCGTGCAGCCCGGCCACGCTAGAAACATCGGCAATATGAGCTCAACTATTGCAGAGCTCGCTCGCTACACAACGAAAGGAGATGAAGATGGCCAGGAAAGCTTGGGCGATAGCTCGGGATGAAGTCAGCCCGCGCAATGAAGGCTATCGTATGTACTATGCAGGTCAAATGCCTGGCACTGAGGACTCGCGCTTTGCGCCGAATCTGAATGAAGCTAAGTTCTGCTACGACCTGCAGGAGATATATCACGCCTTGGAGACGATGGTTAAAGGTGGCGATATCCTAGCTAACTACGTCATAGTGCCAGTGGTGATAGAGGTAAGCATAGCTAATGACAACTAACCCATCAGTCTACTGGATCATCCAGGACGAGGACACTGAGCAGTTCCTGCGCGACTTCTGCACAGTATCGTTCAAGTCCGAGTGGACTAACAACGAAAGGGAGGCGCTATACATCAGCTCGTTCCAGAACGCTAAGAACATAGCATCAACGCTCATAGTGCAGGGCCGTAAGCACCTCCGTGTCTACGGAATTAACTTAAAAGCGTTATTCAACTCTAATTAGGAGAACATCATGTTAGATCGTGACTCCTCACACGAGGAAATAGTCCGCTTCGTTAGAGGCCTCAACCGCCAGCAGTTCAGCTCGATGTTTAGAGAAGTCTGCAAGATACGTGACGAGTTCCTCAATGCTGCTGACAAGACTGATGTCATGCGCCTCAGGGCAGCGCTGGCAGAAGCTGACGAAGCTCTCAACAATGTAGAGATGGCCTTTCGCTCCCTGATCTGCGCGGGTGAGAGTGATGACTTCGTTGAAGCTCGTATGTCTATCAATGAAGCTGTGGTCGAGGGCGCTTTCGTCGGCCCTCATGTTATTCTCAGAGATATCAAGGCCTTAATCGACCAGAAGGAGACGAACTATG